TCAGTCCTCGGAGTTTATCATGGACTGTGGACACGGCATGGGATTCTTCCTCGGCAATGTCCTGAAGTATACTCAGCGTTACGGTAAGAAGGACGGTCACAATAGAAAAGATCTACTAAAAATCTTACATTATGCTCTGTTAGCCCTGAATGAACATGACCAGGATTATAAATAGTACAAAACTTATTAGGAGAATATAATGGCATTTAGAATAAGACATACTTTTATACGCCTAAATACAGACGTGCATTGGTTTCCTGATGATATGAGAACATCAGAGTATAGTTCTAGCCAGACATCTGCACGGTCGTCTAACAATGTTACTCAGACTAGAAAAGAAATCAGCGAAGATAATTTAACTTTTATCTTTGAGACTTCAGCAAACTCAGGAGAAGAATGGTAAGATTACCAGACGGAAATGGCACCTATATGGACTAATGCAGGTTTCTTAGACTGGTTAATAAACAATAGTATCACACAGGAAACTGAGATATTAGAAAACACTTGACAATTTGTTCTATATATTATATCATGGTATTTTTATTTGAAAGGATAAAGTATGAAAATTAGTAATGAAACATTGAATGTTCTTAAGAACTTCGCAACCGTAAACACTAACATTCTTGTTAGGCCTGGTAACAAACTAGCGACAATCAGTGCAGGTAAAAACATTTTTGCAACCGCAGAAGTGACAGAAACATTTGATCGTGAGTTTGCTGTTTATGATCTAAACAGTTTGTTGGGTATCATCACTGCACAGGATGACTCTGACATTTCCTTTGGCGATGAATCACTAAAGGTGACTAAGAACCTGAGCTCCTTTGAGTATTACTATGCTGACCCTCAGATCATTGTGTCAGCCCCTGACAAGTCGATTGAAGTAGATGAGTTCTTCAGTTTCACATTGTCTAAGGAGAACTTAGAGATGATTATGAAGGCTGCTGCTATCACTTCAGCTCCTATGTTTAGTGTAGTCGGTGATGGTACAGATGTCACTATCAGCGTAGGTGATCCTGCAACTGCAAAGAGTAACAGTTACAAAAACGTGGTTGCTCAAAGCGACAAAACTTTCACTGCAAATTTGGCAATAGAAAACTTGAAAGTCATTCCTAATACCTACACTGTGGTAATTTCTGAAAAGAACTTTATTCACTTTGCAAATGAAACAGGTAGTGTAAAGTATTGGATGGCACTTGATAAGTCCTCGGAGATTAACAATGGATAATAAAATGTCATTTAATTTGCGTGAAGTATCAAACGGCTGGCTGTTAGAAATAAATGGTGACGGCTATGCGGAATATATTTTTAAGACTACGGGTCCTGCATTGGGTATGATCCGTAAAGTCCTGAAAGAAGAAGTAGACCCTTTTGAGGAAGAAGCCGATGAATGAAGATAAAGAAGTACAAGAAGAAGATACAGAAGAAGGTAAACACATTGAACTCAATATAGAAGATGAAACTTCAGTAAAGGAAAAGTTTGGCTAGATTAATTGCATTTGGTGATAGTTACACTACAGGTTTGAATAAACCTGAGGGTGAAAGATATTATGTAAAGCCCTACATACAATTTGTAGCAGACGCCTTTGATTTAGAACTAATAAACGAAGCAGTTGATGGCAATTCCAATCCAGTAATAGCCACCAATGTTTTAAATTTTAAGTTTGAACCTGATGATAAAATTTTTATTTGTTGGAGTGGACTGACCAGAGATTTTGAATGGTCAACCACTCCTTTAGGTTTTGTGAAGCCTCGGTTTTCAAACAACAGGCGTCATCGAAATGCTCATCATTGTTACTTTATGTCCAATATGGCTATACGAGCAACTGAAAACTTCTTGACTAAAAACAATTTAAATTATATAATGACTTCAGCTTTTGTGATACCTGATTGGTTAGAAGATGAAACATGGCCTAATTGGATAACACCTACATTGAAAGATATTTGTACAAAAAAGTTATTGGAAAAGTGTCTACATCCTAATCAGGAAGGACATAGGAAAATAGCAAATTATATTATGGAGTATGTTGATGGAACACTTTTTATGGGTAGAAAAATATCGTCCGACAAAAATTGAAGATTGTATTCTCCCTGATTCTATTAAGAAAACATTTAAGGAATTTCTCCTCAAGGGAGAGGTTCCTAACCTGCTTCTGTGTGGTACAGCAGGCACAGGAAAAACTACAGTAGCAAGAGCCCTCTGTGAAGAACTAGGCAGTGATTACATTGTTATCAATGGTTCGGATGAGGGTAGACAAATTGATACACTCAGAACTAAAATCAAAAGTTTTGCAAGTGCTTTCAGTTTTGAGGACAAGCCTAAGGTTGTAATCATAGATGAGGCTGACTACTTAAACAAAGAGTCAGTACAACCTGCTCTCAGGGCTTTCATAGAGACCTTCTCTGACAACTGCCGATTCATATTCACTTGTAACTACAAACAGAAGATCATTGCTCCTCTGCACAGTAGGACTACTGTGATTGAATTTTCCTCACGTAAAGAGGACAAACAAAGTCTTTGTGCTTCTTTTTTGAAACGGATGCAACACATACTAAATAGTGAGGATGTTGAATATAAGACAGTGGTACTTGCAGAACTGTTGATGAAACACTTTCCTGACTATAGAAGAGTTATAAATGAATTACAAAAGTATAGTGCATCGGGTGTCATTGATGAAGGTATACTGAGTAGTTTGTCTGAGGTAAATACAAAAGAACTGATTAAGTCCCTGAAGGAAAAGGACTGGAAGAAGATGCGACAATGGGTCGCCAACAATGTCGAGTCAGACCCTCAAGGTATTTTTAGATACATCTATGACAGTTTGATTCCTGAGGTAGAGACTGTGCCTCAGATGGTTATACTTATTGCAGACTATCAGTACAAGGCGGCGTTTGTTGCAGATCAGGAAATTAATCTGACTGCTTGTTTGACTGAAATAATGGCGAGTATGAAATTCAAATGAGTATATTAGAAGGATTCGGACCTCCTGTTGAGGAGATAAACGAAAAAGACTTTGAGGAAAAACTCAAAAAGATAAGTCCTTTTGATTATGTTCAGGCAATCAATTATACAAAAGAGGATATGATACTAGATGAGCGAACTGAAAAAGAGTATAATGCTTTCATTATTAATCGTGCTATGGGTTATTCTCCCGATACTGTTATTGCTGGCAACGAGATGAACTCTCGCCCACACCTGGATAAAAAGATGCAGTTTGATTTTTTGAAAGGTGTAGTTAGAAAGGCAAAAAGGTATAACAAGTGGTTGAAGTCAGAAGAGTCAGACTTAGAAGCGGTACAGGAATATTTCGGCTACAGTTTTAACAAGGCAAAAGATGCTTTGAAAATACTGTCAGACGATGACCTATCAAAAATCAAAACTTTCCTTGCTACCTCAAAAGGTGGTACATTATAAATACTCTTACAATTGTATAATAATTCATAAGGAAAATGAAATGATTGACCGTGATAATTTATTTGGTATTGATTATCCCGACTACCAACCGCTAGAAATATTATTAGAAGATCCTGAGAACTTTCTAAAAATTAAGGAAACTCTCTCACGGATAGGTGTCGCATCTAAAAAGGACAATACATTATACCAATCTTGCCATATACTTCACAAACAAGGAAGATATTTTATAACTCACTTTAAAGAACTGTTTGCATTAGATGGAAAAGAAGCAGACTTTATGGAAAATGATTTGCAACGCAGGAACACTATCGCAAAACTTTTAGAGGAGTGGGGACTGCTCAAAATTATTAGTGAAGGTGAATTAGATTACTGTCCTATGAGTCAGATTAAAATAATTTCTTATAGGGACAAAAATGATTGGAACTTGGTACCGAAATACAACATAGGAAATAAAAGGCGAGCATGAGTCTTAGAAAGCCGGGTTTCATGTCTATTAATAGAATGAAATTTAAAGCTGCTATACTATCACTAGGGCAGCTATTGTTGATACCTACAATTTATTTAGTTTACACGAACCCTCCAACAGCAGTTTGGTTATTTTTTACATTGTTATTGTCTTATAAATTTGGCGTGTTTGGTTGGGTGTTGGGTCAACATAGATATTTTACCCATAAACAATTTAAAGTTTCTCCTTTTATGGAAAAATGTTTGATGTTTTGGGCTGTGATGGGAACTTGGCAAAGTCCTATGGAATGGGTGTGGAGTCATAATCATCATCACAAATATTCAGACACAGAAAAAGATGTTCATAGTCCTAATTATTTAGGATGGAAAAACTGGTTTTTCTTTTTTCATAAAATAGATACTATGGAGCCTAATATATCTATTGTGAGGATGTCAAAGTCGCATTGGCATCAGTTCTTTTTGAATTTTAAATATGGTATAATTTTTGGTTATGCTTTTATTTGTTATTATTTGTTTGGCATAATGGGATTGACATATGGTTGGTTAGTTCCAACATCATATGCAATGTTATCACAAATTGTAATTGTTATGAACCACAAAAATGGAGAACCTAGAAACTCATTTTTGATTGACTTATTTACATTGGGGGAAGGTCGGCACAAGGATCATCATAATAATCCTAAAGACTACTCCAAAGATAAATTTATAAAACCTGTAATAAATTTGATACGGGTTGTATAAATAAGACGGACGCCGAAAGGGTCCATTACAATAACTCGCTTAATAAAGGAGACTATTATGGTTAGTAATAAGCGTTATACCACTGCTAATATGGCAGAAATTTTTGACAATGTAAGACCGTTTACTGTAGGTTTTGATCGTTTGTTTGACAATCTTCATAATGTTTCGGAGATTCATAGTCCAAACTATCCCCCCTATAACATTATTGCGGATGATGATGAGCGTTTCATTATTGAAATTGCTTGTGCAGGATTTGCTAAAGATGAATTTAATGTTCATTTACTTCCGGAGGGCAACAAACTAATTGTCCAGGGTGTGCAAAACCGAGGTGAGGATAATAG